CACAAGACTTACAAGATGCATTTACAGCAGAAGGATTGGATGCAAGTGATTATGGGATGTTCATCTCTAGCACTTGGGAAGATGGTGATGGTGTAGAACAAACGAGACTTGGTGTAAGATATAATGAATTGCTAAGTTTTATAATAACAACAATATAGGAGAATAAAAATGGCAATTTCATTAACAACAACAGTGCAAAGGATAGAAACTTATCCAGCACAACAAGCGGAAGAGGGTGAGACTACTTACCCAACTTTAATGGTGGTATATAACGATGTGTTTGATGACCCTGATGATGATAAATTACCAGTAGCAGCTACTAAAGTGGTGCATCTTAAAGAAGGTGATGATGTTACAGGTGAAGATCAATTAGTACAGACTATTGCAACTGCACTATGGTCATAAGTTTTTATACTTTTTTGAATTAAAATAATTTATAATATAATTTTAAGGAGAATATTATGAGTAATGAAAAACAAATAGAAAATAATGTAATCATCAGCTTTAATGGTAAAGACTTTAAAGCAGAAGATTTAAACGAAGATCAGGCAAATATAGCTGGCAAATTAAATGTGGCTCAAAGAGAGTTACAAGAACTACAATCTGCTTATGAAAGATATGTAATTCTTGCTGACTATAGAGAGCTACAGGTAAAAGCATTTTCTGAAACTGTAGAAGAGGAAGTAACAGAGGAATAATAATGGCTGAACGTAAGACAATCGCATCAGTAGCATCAGATTTAGAGAAGCATGATGCGATTTGCCAAGAGCGTTGGAAGACCATCTACCGAAAAACTGATGACCTGCAAAGCTCAGTTAATAGCACAAAAGCTTGGTTGGTTGGTGGTCTTACTACAATAGTAGTTGCATTATTTACCTTAATAGTAAAAGGCCTATTTTGAGCATTACCAAAATTGCTGAAGTAGCAAATAACGTCTTGGATAAATTTGTTCAGGATAAAGATTTAAAAGAACAATTATCACATGACTTACAAAAAGAACTTATATCGCTTGATAAAGCACAAATTAGCCTTAATGCTGAAGAAGCGAAGAACGGGAACTGGTTTGTATCGTCATGGAGACCCTGTATTGGATATGTTTGTGGGTTTAGCCTTTGCACTCATTACATTATCTTGCCTATCGCAACTTGGATAGCTGTAGTCAATGGAGCAGATTTAAAACTTGAAGCTCTTGAGTTTGATTTTTCACAACTTACAACAATACTTCTATCGTTACTGGGCATGTCATCGCTTAGAACAGCAGAAAAATTCAAAGGCGTTCACAGCAAATAATATGCTTGACAGCGTAAAAAAAAGACTACTTGACTGGGAAGGTTTAGTTTTAAAACCGTATGAATGTTCGCAAGGATTTATAAGCATAGGTATCGGTAGGAACTTAGAATCAAACGGCATCACAGAACAAGAGGCTAATTTTTTATTAGATAATGATATTAAAAATGTTATTATAAAATTAGATACGCACTGGCCTATATATAAAACATTCCCTGAGCGAGCCCAAATGGTTGTAGTGGATTTAGTTTTTAATATGGGTATAAACACATGGCTTGCATTTCGTAAAACGCGTGCATATATGGAATTAGGTGAATGGGAAAAAGCAGGAGACGAACTGCTTGATTCAAAATATGCAGAGCAGGTTGGAAGACGAGCTATATTTAATTCAGAGGAATTAAAAAAATGCCATCACAAAAAACAGCCGAAGAGCACCAAGCAAATTCAAGATTAGGAGCATTAGCTGAATCGCTAACCCAAACATTTCTTTTAGAGTATTGTGATTTTTGTTTTCCATGCCAAGAAAAACATCCAGCAGATTTAATATGCGAATTAGGCTCTGCTAAATATACTGTGCAAGTAAAAGCACGAAATGTATCGCCTGAAGGTAAATATGTTTTTGCAACTGAAAATTCAAGAAACCAAAGCCAAATATATAAGCATTATCATTATGATATTATTGCTTTTGTGTTTATGCCTGATAAACGAATTTTCTTTAAGCCGAATACAAGCTCCCAGACCTACTTCACATTTGATAAAAAAATTATCACCCCTACTTTAGAAATTGATACATTTAAAGACACTTTAGATAGCTTATCGTCTGTTCCTATTATTAGACCAATTTTTTTGAATGAGGCCGACTAAATACAGAGATATTGAGTTAAGGAGTATGCATATTTATATATCGGCCTCTTGTTTATTTTACTTTGTTGAGCCTTTATATAACATGCATAAATATATATAAAAAGGTATACAAACATATATTAGCCTTGTATAATGGGGGTATGTTAAATAAAATTAAGGAGTTAAATAACATGACAAAGAAAAAAGTAACACAAAAAATGATTAATGATGCCCACAGAGCTTGGTCAATACTAAGCGACCTGCACTATGAATGTTCGCAAAGAGATGTATATCTAAATAGAAGTACTGAATTGCATAATTTTACACAAAGAACTATTTCTTGCATTATAAGTGATTTAGAGAGGCAGTCCAATGACTAGATACACTTTAGAAGTAAAACTACCTAGCTTGGGCTGGGTAGTTGCTATTAAGACTAGAGACTTATTCTATATGGCTAGGAAAAGAGCTAGGTTAATTAAACAAGGTCACGAAGTAAAACTAACTAAAAAGAAGGGGAAGTAAAATGCCTATAGAAAAAAGCTATAAAGATTTTCAAACTATTTTAAAATACGAAAACTTTGCTCCTGCAAAAAAAATTGGCAATAAATTTGAAATTGTAGATATGCCTAAAACAAATGCCGAAGCACAATCAATAAACCATGTTAAACATATTGGCACCGGTAAAGTGTACGAGTGGAATCAAGATACTAGAATCGCTGATCACAATATGGATTGGGAATTAAGAGGAGGTAAACAATGGAAGTAATATTAAACATTATAGGCGGAGGGCAAATCTGTTTACCTAAGCGAGAAATAAGAGGTTACTACAAAGACTTTCTAACAGGCGAAACAAAAGTACAAGTTGGCGAAAGCGAACATAAAGTGCGAGAGTCGTTAACCGAAATTGCTTATTTAATGGGGGTAGTACAGTGAATATCAATTTGAATCAACGTAAATTTAACCAAAAAGAAATTGAGTTTTTATTATGGTTTTTAAGAGTTGTTGAAGATAACCCTATTGAAAACCCTGTAGAGTCAACAGTTTTTCATTATGATGATGCTAATTATAGTGAAAAAGATTTTATATCTTTCTATAAAAAAGTAAAAGCAATACATAGGTCGTACTTATGATTCCTGTAACTGATATACAAAAAATTGTTAAGTGGTCTCAAGGCGTTAAAGAGATTGAAGTAAATAATTATGGGGTTAATAAATATGTTAAAACTATTTATAACGATAACAGTATGAAAGTTATTAACAAAAAACCTGGCAAAGCTGAGGAAGTGCATACAATACCAAGCGATTTGTCTTTAATGGAAATTGCTGATTTATATTATAGGAGTTAATAAAATGGTAGGTAAAAAAACAAGATACGATCAAGCAAGCTGCTCAACGCTACCTTATATAAAAGGTATTAGTCAATATCAAACAAGAAATCAATGGCTTGACACTGCTATCAAAGCAAGTGAAGGGGACTTGCCAGAACAAACACCACAACTTATGCTACAACGCATGGGTGATTTACTTGAACCAGTTTTATGCGAAGAGGCTAAAAATATATTGGGCCTTGATAGCGTAAAAGTAGACTATGAGGAGCCTGTATTACATTCGACACTCCCCCTTGCGGGCTCCTTAGATGCTACTGGTATAGCTAAAGAAGTTACATTTAGAAACGGCGATTTGGATCATGTAATTATTCCGGAACAAGAAACAATAGTTTTAGATGGTCCTGGTGTTATAGAGTGCAAAGCCACAAGGAATATAGCTACTAACGATTTGGAAGAGTGGCGAGGCGTATTGCAAGCCAAAGGATTAATGGAATGCACAGGTTATAGCTGGGCTGCCGTTATAGTACTATGGCAATCAACGGACTTTAGAATTTATTTATACTCAAGGAAACCTGAGTTTCAAAAAGAATTAAACTCGTTAGTATTAGATTTTGATCATAGAGTAAAAAATAAATTATATTATCCGCCTACAACCAGCGATGATGCAAACATTGTATATAATAATGTTAATAAAGATATTATTAGTTTAGAGCATAAAGCCGATACGCTGTGCGAAACAATAACTGAAAGCAAAAGATTAATTAAAGATTTGCAAGTAACTATACAAGATGCAGAATTAGCTTTAAAAGAACTAATTAAAGACGCTGATGGGGGCCAAACGAACACCCACACGGTAATGTGGCCGATGATTAACTATAAACCTCAGCCCGAAAAAATAACTCCTCCTAAAGAAGCGAGGTCAATCAGAGCTAAGACTCTAAGGATTAAAAAACATGGATGATACACAAATGAAGGCAGTTTGGATTAAGCCAGATACACATAAAGAATTAAAACAATATTGCGATAAAAACGGGCAAAAGATGATTTTTGTTGTTGAAAAGCTTTTAAAAGAAAAATTAAAATCAAATAAAGATGGCTAAATGGCACGGAGGCAAAGGCTCAAAAAGAAGACCTGAAGATAAAAAAAAGGTTGATGCTAATTGGGATTTAATATTTAAAAAGAAAAAGAAAGAAAAGGAAAATGGTAAATAGTAGAAACAAAGGGGCAGCATTTGAAAGAACAATTGTTAACCTATTAAAAGATTTTTCTGCAGAGCATAAAGCTGATATACATATAACAAGGAACTTTGAACAAATGTATAAAAAAGGCGAATGTGATATCAATTTTTTAAATTATGCAATTGAATGCAAATGCTATAGTGACGGTAAAGGTTACAAATCCGGTTGGTGGGATCAAGTGTGCATATCAGCCGGTGAAACACGAATACCTGTATTAGTTTATAAATATAATCGCAAGCCAATTGAAGTTGCTATGCCTTTTTGGGCTATATTAAAAGACGAGCCTAAAGATAATGCAAAAATATTTACTTGCGGTTGGGATGATTTTATAGATATAATTAAAAGAAATAATATTTTCTTAGCTTATGTCAACAGAGACGAATAAAGAATTAAGATTTTCAGAATTCTGTGTTCTTGAGTATCTTGAATACTTAGAAGCAGATGCTGAAATAAAAATGAGTTTTGATGAGTATGTATCTGAATTTAGATATACACTAATTGAAAAATGGCGCAATGACGCGCAACCTATATTACATTAAGGAGTAAAATATGGATATATTGGGTATTAATGGTAGTAGTGATAATGTTTTTATTAAACATAGTTCACAAAGTAATTGTTGGATGTCAGGCGAGGATGAGCATAAAGATATTGTGCACATACTTATTGACCCATCAACAATTAAAACTGGATGGGGTATTTACGAAGGTGGGTACCATTGGCAATGGGATAACAAGCCTGGCGTAGCTAAATCACAACCAACTTCAGAGCATAAAAGAGCTTTTAGTGTTTGGATGTATACAAAAGAACACAAAGCAAAATTATGGAGACGATTTAGTTGGGGTGAAAGTCAAGGATTTAATTCTTTATGTGCAACCTTTTGGAATGACATAAATGCTAATCCTGGAAAAGTTGTGCACGTTAAATACACAGGTGCAAAGGTTGAAAAGTTTAAAGTAGGCCAAGCAGCAATTCCTGAGTTTGAATTTGTGCAATGGGTTGATAAACCAGAAGACTTTGTTTTTACAGATATGGATGCTGAGCCTGTATTAGAAACGCAAAACACAAACAGTGGTTTTGATTTTGCTAACCCTAGTTCGCAAACTATTACACCTCAACAAGGTGATCCTAGGTTTGATCCTTCTGCAAAATTAACTGAAGACGATCTACCGTTTTAATCATGAGAGAAGTCGACTTTGTACAGTTGGCTCCTCAAGTTGGGCTTCATCTTTTAGGTCAACCTACTAAGCAGTCCAGTTCAGAATACAGATGGGGCACTAATGGAAGTTGGTGCCTTGATCTTGAAACTGGATTGTTTTTTAGTTTTGAATTAGATGAGGGAGGAGGAGTTATATGGTTAATAGATCATTTTAATCAAAATAGAAACGATATCTTAAATATGTATGGTTCAGGTTTTACAGAAACTATTAAACTAGAAACAACAAAAAAACACAAACAATACACACAAGATCAAATGCGCTTATTAGCTAACGAAGCTGAAGTATTATTAAAATATACTGATTCATTCGTTGTAATGAGATTTAAAGAAGGGCATAGCATTAAGCAAAAATATGCGCCTTTTTGTAAAGATAACGATAACTGGTATTTAAAAAGGCCTGACGGCTTAATGCCAATTTATTATAAAGACGGTGACGGACCTGTTTTAATAAGTGAAGGCGAAAAGGCTACACTGGGTGCAAACCAGTTATACGAAGGGCCTACGGCAACCTGGCATGGTGGTGTTAACAGTTGGAAAAAAGCGGATTGGCAACCTATATTTGGTAAAGATATTATTATTTGGCCAGATAACGATGAGGCGGGTTTTAAATGCGCTGATGAGTTAAGCGAATACTTAACTGAAAACAATTGCACTGTTGTTATAGCTAAAGTGCCTGAAGCTTTAAATGAAAAAGATGATTTATATGATGCTTACTATAGAAATATATATACTAAAGAATCGTTTAAAGAATATATTGAATCGAAAGTATCTAAGCCTAAAAAACCATCACTTTCGTTGCGTAGAATATCTGATTTAATTACAAATATACAAGAGCCTGAATGGGTTATTGAAGATATTATGGAAAAAGACTCAGTTATTGATATATATGGAGCACCTAAAAGTGGTAAATCTTTTGTTGCTATTGATATGGCTTTATGCTCTTCGCTAGGTATTCCATGGCAATCACATAAAACCGTGCAAACCCCTATAATTTATTTAGCGGGCGAAGGACAAAGAGGTATTGCAAGACGTGTGCAAGCATGGGAACATTATTATGGCCATGATTTACATAAGTCTCAAATGTTTGTATCTGATAGAGGTGTAAGGTTTTTAGATGAGAAAGACCATTTAAATCTTATAAACCATATCCACCAGGTTGCTGATGAGTTTGGAGATATAGGCTGTCTATATGTAGATACTTTAGCTCGTAACTTTGGGGCTGGCAATGAGAATAGCACTGAAGATATGAATAGATTTATTGAACGTGTGGATCATTTAAAGTCTGAGTTTAGTTGCTGTATAGCTTTGATACATCATACAGGGCATAGTAGTTCTGGACGAGCTCGTGGCTCTTCTGTGCTTCCAGCTGCCGTTGATGCAGAGTTTGCAGTTAAACGACCGAAAGACGAGGGAGAGGAAATGAGGGTTGAATTTACACAAACTTTAATAAAAGACGGTAAGCCAATGAATCCTAAGTTCTTTAAATTTAGAGAAATTGATTTGCTTAACTATCCAGGTTTAACTTCTGGCGTTTTAGTTAAAACTGAATATGATGATTTTAAAGAAAAAGATTCAAAAACAGATGAAACTATTGTAGCTATTGCTGAAATACAAGCAGAAAAAGCTGAGGCTGAAGATGTTGACCCTATATCTATTTGGGTTACACAAAGCGAAGTAATACGTAAGCAGCGTGATTTAAAGGAGTCTACTGTTAAACAAAGGCTAAAAAGATTGAAGGATGATAATAAAATATATTATGAACAAGGCAAAGGCTATCAAGCTAAAAAGTACGATGATATTAATTAGTTACATAATTAGTTACATTAGTTACTTTTTAGTTACATTTCTTTTCAAACTTCAAAGAAAAAAGAGTTACATTTTGAGTTACATACATATACCTTTAGGTATATGTAACTCATGTAACTTTTTAAGAAGTCGCCTTTTGCTAATATGTAACTATTAATGTAACTATGAATTATAAAGAAGACAAAATAAAAGAACTTAAAGCAAAGCAACTTAAGAAAGAATTAAATAAGTCATTGCTAGAATTGAATCAAATAAAAAACAAAATAAGTAAAGAGTGGGGTAAACAAAGAATTTTACAGTTAATATCTCCAGAGCTCCTTATGAGGTTTAAAAGAGCCGAGGCAAAATACTTAAACGCATATTTAACACATAATAAGATTGAGTTAAATAATATGATGATAAGAGCTTATGAAGCATTAATAAAAGATGCTAAAGACTTAGGCTATAATAAGTTATCACCAGAATTTATATTAAGTAATCATCCTGTTACAAATAAACAAATTATTATTTGCGTCAACGAAGATGATATGCCGATTGCATACGAAAGATACAAAAGCAAAGAAGATGTTATAATTTTTTATATTGACGAATTGCTTATCGCAATTGATCAAAATATTTTAAATATAAAAAAAGGCACACGTAAAATACATGGAGAAATAAAAGCTTATGAAAGTAAAAATTGAAACTAATTTAAAGCCCACATTAAAAAACCTTGTAAAATTTCAAAAAGTTGATTTGCCTAATATTACACGTATTGCAATAAACGAAACTGCCGTACGAGTGAAAGAGCTTGAACAGGTTGCAATGCGAAAACATTTAGATCGCCCTAGAAAACAAACTGTTAATTCTTTATTTGTTAAATATGCTAAAAAAAATAATTTAGTTGCTATTATTACTTTTAGAGACTGGGCGCAAGATTTTATGCGTTTACAAGTAAAAGGGGGCATAAGGAAAGCAAACAATACAGCAGTGCCTACAGTAAATGCTAAGCTTAATCAATACGGTAATATTCCAGGCAGAAAGTCTGGTGTAGTAAAGGGTAAACAATTTTAAGCAACTATAAAAGGCATATATGGAGTATGGGAAAAAAATAACAAAGGTTTAAAAATTATTCATAGATTTGAAAATAACCCGCAATATGAAAAACGTTTTCCTTTTTACAGAATAGCTGGTAAGTCTATACATCGCTTATGGCCGGTTAAATTTGAAAAGATTTCAAAATATTATTTAAGAAAGGCTAATTTAAAATAATATGAATTTTCAATCATTATTAAACATGGGTATACAATACGAAGAAAAAGTTTTAAAAACTTTAAAAAGAAAATATCCGTTAGCAACGCGTATAGTAGGCCAGTTCGTTGACTACGATATATGGATTCCTGAATTGCATAAAAGTGTTGAAGTTAAATACGACAAGAAGTCAGAGCAGACTAATAACGTTATCATTGAATATGAGCGTAATAATAAGCCCGGAGATATACTTACAACCAAAGCCAGCTATTGGTGTATACATACAGCTGCAGGTTTTTTATGGGTTGAGCCAATGAAAATCATTGAGTGCATCTTAAGAGAAAACTGTAAAGATATAAAAGTTAACAATGCTAGATGCTATTTGATTCCAATAATTACTTTACACGGTTACAGTATAAGAGGTTCGCTTTGATTTTAAGCATTAGTTCCAAAACAACAGGTACTCTGTGGAATATGACCACCGCGGTTATTCGCTCACGGGGTTTTATTAGACACTCGTTCCGTACATTGAGTTTAATTTTAGATTATGGCAAGTAGAAAAGACGTAGCCGAGCATTTGTTTATGTCGGTCCAAAATGTTGGCAAATTAGTTGAAAAAGGCGTATTTAAGCCGAAACCAGGCCCAAATCCGCTTGATTTAGATCATTGCAGACAATCTTATATAGAAGAGTTGCAACAAAAGGCTAGATATACATTAAAAGATGGCACAGGAGATATTACAGAGGAAAAAACTAAGCTTACAGCCGCCCAAGCAAAGAAAGCACAGTTAGATGTGGCTGTTATAGAAGGAAAGCTAATACCAACCGATCAAGTAGAATCAACCTGGGTAAGTTATGCCGCTAATTGCCGTGGTAAGCTGTTAACAATACCAAATAAAGTAAGTCATTTAGTTTTAGCTAGCGAAGATTTTAATGAGGTAGAAAAAATAATAAAGAATTCAATATATGAGGCATTAGAGGAATTAGCAAATGACCCAATACCAAGAGAATATAGAGAGAATACTCTTATCGACAAAAAAGACGTGGACCCCTCCGCCTGATTTAACTGTTTCAGAATGGGCTGATCAGTATAGAACGCTTTCGCCCGAGTCATCAGCGGAAGCGGGTATGTGGAAAACATCACGAGCACCATATCAAAAAGGTATTATGGATGCTGTTAATGATCCTAAAATTCATACTATTGTTTTTATGAAAAGTGCGCAGGTTGGCGCAACTGAAATATTAAACAATATAGTGGCTTATTATATTGATCAAGACCCTAGCCCGTGCTTAGTATTACAACCAACATTGCAAATGGCTCAAGCTTGGAGTAAAGACAGGCTAGCTAATATGATTCGTGATTGCGATAGGTTAAGAGCTAAAGTTAAAGACCCAAGAAGTAAAGATAGTTCTAACACAGTTTTATCTAAGCAGTTCCCGGGAGGTAATATAAATATCGTCGGGTCAAACTCGGCAGCAGGATTAGCATCAAGACCAATACGAATTTTGCTTTGCGATGAAATAGATCGTTATGACCCTAGCGCCGGAGCAGAAGGAGACCCGATCAACTTAGCGGTAAAACGTACCACAACGTTTTGGAATCGAAAAGTGTTTATTACTTCAACCCCAACAATTAAAGGCTTATCAAGAATTGAAATTGCGTTTGAGCAGTCTGACCAAAGATATTATAATGTTCCATGCCCTGAATGCAATGAGTATCAAGTGCTAGATTGGGAACAAATACATTGGGAATCTAAAAAACCTGAAACAGCAGAATACACTTGCAAGCATTGCGAATGTATTATCCCGGAAACTAAAAAGATGTGGATGTTATCTCGAGGCAAATGGGTTGCAACGCAAGAAACAAAGAAAACAGCAGGATTTCATATATCTGAATTATATTCACCGTGGAGAACATGGAAAGATATGGCTGTTGATTTTTATGCTGTTAAGAGTCAGCCTGAAATGCTAAAGACATGGGTCAATACTGCTTTAGGTAAAACGTTTGATGATCCGGGTGAAAGTATTGAACATAGCTCATTAATGAATCAACGAGAAGAGTACGACTATTCAAATATTCCAAACAATGTTTTATTAATTACAGCCGGTGTTGATGTGCAGGGGGATAGACTCGAAGCTCAAACAATAGGTTGGGGTAAAAACAACGAAGCTTGGGTTTTAGACTATCGCGTATTTTTTGGAGACCCTTCAAGTAATGTTGTTTGGAAAGATTTAGATACATATTTAGGAACAACATTTAAAAGAGAAGATGATAAACCTCTTAGAATTGCATGCGCTTGTGTTGACTCCGGCGGACATCATACACAACAAGTGTATGCGTTTACTTCAAAACGTGTACATAGAAAAGTATTTGCTATTAAAGGTCAGTCACAAAGCAATAAGCCAGTAGCAGGGCGACCATCTTTTATTGGCCGGTCAAGACATATACTTTACCCTGTTGGTTCTGATACTGCAAAAGAAGCAATTTATACTCGATTAAAATCTGAAATAAAAACAATACACTTTCCAGCTACAGTTGATGAAGAGTACTTTAGACAGCTTACATCTGAAAAAAGAGTTATTAAATACTTTAAAGGCGGCAAAAAGTTTGAATGGGTTAAAAAGACAACACGTAATGAAGCGCTTGATACATTTGTTTATGGATTGGCCGCTTTGTATATACTGCAACCGAATTATGACCGCTTAGAGCAATTAATTAATAAAAACAAATCAACGCAAGCGGAGCATACAAAAAATGTTAAAAACAATTCATTTAGAGCTAATCAAAGGCGAAACTGGGTAAATGATTGGAAATAAACATATAAAAAAGTATACATTTATATATGATTTGATATAATTATCTTATAAACAAACAACATAATTTAAATAGGAGTTAATTATGACAAAAGAAGTAAAAGCAGTATTTGATAAACTATACAAAGATATGGAAGGCGGCATTGCCCACAAGCAAATTTTAGCTGAAAATATTTCACCAATACAAGCTGATGATAAATTCCACAGCCTTGTAATGAAAGCGGCTAAAACCTTAACTCAAAAGCCTTATGTTATCATAAGTAATAAAACGGTTAGATAATGCAAGTATCTAAAATTGAAACAATTAAAGTACATTTAATAATTGCAAAGCTTCACAATAACATTGAAGCAATTAAAAAGCATGAGGCTGAATTAGCCGAATTACAAAAACCAAAAATCACAGAAATAACTTGTGATCAAATATTTAGCAAGTAATGCTAGGTGATATTAAAAAATTAAACCGGTATTACAAAATATACCGGTTTATTAGCAAAGCATCTGATAATGAAAAATTACATTATCTTGAATTCAGAGCTAAGTTTATTCAAGAAGAGTTAACAGAGTTATTTGAAGCTATCAACAACGAAGAGCCCGACGAAGTTGTTGATGCTTTTATAGATATCATTGTAATTGCGCTAGGCTCTCTTGATGCGTTTGATGTAGATATTAAAACAGCATGGAAGCGTGTGCATCATGCAAACATGCAAAAAGAAATAGGGGTTAAAAATAGCAGGCCAAATCCTTTAGGATTGCCGGATCTTGTAAAACCAGAAGGCTGGCAAGCTCCTCAACATTTTGATAATGTAGGTAAATTAGATTTTTTAAATAAGGAGTAAAACATGCATTCAGTATTAAGCGAAGCGGCAGCTTTACAAAAACAAAAAGCCGAAGATTACAACTCAAAAGATTCTGAAGCTAAGCAAGAATATTTTCCGTATGGGCATCATTCATATTTGCAAATGATTCAAACAAAAGTAAAGCGTTTAGAATCGATAGCGTTTGACGAAAAGAAACCTAACTTTGAATCTAGCTATGATTCGGTATTAGATTTAATTAATTATGCTAGTTTTTACGGAGCTTACTTAAAAAAACAAAATGGAAAATGAAAAGCAATATTTCAATCTAGTTAACAAAGTATTAACTCAAGGCGTTAATAGGGATAAAGAAAGAACAGGCGTTGGTACAAAAAGTATATTTGGGGCTAACTTAGAATTAAATCTCAAAGCAGGCTTTCCTTTATTAACGCATAGAAAAATATTTTATAAAGGCGTTATTGGCGAGCTATTAGCCTTCTTAAGAGGTCATACAAATGTTAATGACTTTAAAAGTTTAGGTTGTAACTATTGGGATGCCTGGGCTGAAGATGATGGAAACCTTGGGCCTATATATGGCTATCAGTGGAGAAATTATTCGGGGTTTAAAATAGATCAGTTACGAAATGTAATTAGCGAAGCTAAAAAGAATCCTCAATCAAGAAGGTTGTATGTAACAGCCTGGAATCCAATCGATGCTAATAAAATGGCTTTATTACCATGTTTTCACGGTTTTCAATTGTTAATTCACGAGAATCATTTAAATTTACTAGTCAATATGCGCTCGTCTGATGTAATGGTGGGACTTCCTTCGGATGTCTTGTTTCATGCATTATTAATGTTAGTTTTATCTAATGAATTAGATATAACTCCTCATAAACTAATATTTAATTTAGGCGACGCGCATATCTATAATAATCATTTGCAGTTTGCAAAAACTATTGATACGCTTGAAATATTTAACCCACCAAATGTAAAATTAAATGATCAAGCTAATATTGATAATATTTATAATAATGATTTCTTAATATCAAGTTATAAACATAATGCAGTACAAAAATTAAAAGTTAATGTCTAATTATTCTGATGCATGGAATTTAAAATATATTGAATTAGCAAAAAAGTTTGCTAGCTGGTCTAAAGACCCTTCAGTTAAAGTTGGTGCTGTTGCTATAGGTTCAAAAGGTCAAGTATTATCACAGGGCTATAACGGATTTCCTAAAAAGTTTAATGATACACTCAACATATATGAAAACTCAGAATTAAAAAAACAATATATTATTCATGCTGAAATGAATTGCATATACCATGCCACACTAAATGGGATATCCTTAGAAGGGTCAACATTATTTGTGTATGGCTTAGAGGTGTGCCATGAATGTGCAAAAGGTATTATTCAAGTAGGTATAAAAGAAGTGGTAACGTATTCGCCGAAACCGCCTAAAGATAAGTGGGTTAAAAGTTTTAAAACCTCAACAGAATTACTAGCTAAAAGTAATATAAATTATATAAAATTACATAAAAATAAATTTTAAACATATCTTACAATTTATTATAAATATTCGTTATAATCGGGTATAGATATATTTTTAATTTATGGCTAATATTTTTAATAGAGCGGACTACGCATCAAACGAACCGTTTGAGTTGGTCGTAGGTGATACCTGGGCGTGGAAAAAAGACGACCTCGCTATTGATTACCCGGTCGGTTCTTATTCGCTATCTTATGAATTTCATTGTGATTCAGGAGGCGGTGGCAACCATCAATTTACAATTAATGCAACAGAAGCAGATAGCACTTATTATATTGAGGTGCCTGCTGCTACTACGGCAAATTACAATGCACATACTTATAAATGGAATGCATACATCACCCGGACGAGTGACAGCGCTAGGTCAATTGTAGATAATGGAATAATGCTTTTAAATCCTAATTTTGCTGATACTAATGCCGACGTAAGAACACACGCAAAAAAAGTGCTTGATGCGTTAGAGGCTGTAATACAAGGTAGAGCATCAATTGATCAGTCTTCTATGTCTATAGCTGGAAGGTCGTTATCAAGAATGACTATTGATGAGATTATGACTTTTAGAGACAGATATAAAGCGGAATATTTAAAAGAAATTAAAAAAGCACGAATTAAAAATAAAACAGCCTCTGGTAATTCAGTGAAGGCAAGGTTTTAACTATGGCCTGGTATAACAGATTCACAAACAAAAAAAAATTAAAAAAAGTATCTTCTACTCGTAGATATGCGGGTGCCAATACCGGCAGACTATTTGCGGACTTTCAGGCTGCAAATACTTCAGCTGATTCTGAAATAAAAGATCAATTAAGAATTTTAAGAGATCGCAGTAGAGATTTAGCAAGAAATGATTCTTATGTTACCAGGTACTTAAATTTAATGATAAGCAATATCATTGGGGCAAATGGTATTAGGCTAAGTGTTAAAGCAAGAAACCCTAAAGGTGATTTAGACATATTAGGCAATCAAACTATTGAGCGTGAATTTAAAAATTGGGCAAAAATGGGTAATTGCACGCTTAATGGCAGACAATCATTTTTAGATTGTCAAAAATTATTTGTAGAAGCGTTAATGCGAGACGGAGAAGTTTTAATAAGACATGCTACGCCAACTGATACTAAATACAAATATAAAATTCAATTTCTTGAAGCTGATCATTTAGATGAGCAGAAAAACGGAGTTAACTCCAAAACTAAAAATAAAATTAAAATGGGCGTGGAAGTAGACAAGTTTGATAAGCCTGTTGCATATTATTTATTTAAAAATCATCCGTATGATAATACATATCAGTCGCCTAAAGAGCATATAAGAGTTCCAGCTGAGGAAATCATACACGCTTACATGCCGACACGAGCAGAGCAGACCAGAGGAGTCCCTATGACTGCTTCTGCTATGCCCCAGATAAAAATGCTTAATGGCTATATGGAAGCTGAAATTACAGCAGCTCGCGTTTCAGCAGCTAAAATGGGATTCTTTACAAGCCCGGACGGTGATGGCTATATAGGCGAAGGCTACGAAGATGAGTACACTCCTATTATGGAAGCATCCGCTGGCAGCTTTGAGCAGTTACCAGCTGGTATGGATTTTAAAAGCTTTGACCCTGATCATCCGGCTACAGCTTTTGGTCCGTTTACAACCCAGGTATTAAGAGGAATAGCTTCAGGATTAAATATTTCATATCACGCATTAACAAATGATTTAAGCTCTGTAAATTACAGTTCTTTAAGAGCAGGCGCTTTAGAAGACCGAGAAATGTATAAGCTATATCAAAGATTTGTAGTTGATCACTTTATGCGACCTGTGTTTGAAAAGTGGCTTGAAATGGCTATTTCAAGTGGCGCTATTATGATGGGAGACGAAGCGAGTGGGCCATTACCAATGGGTAAATATGAAAAATTTGCAAATAATACAATTTTTATTGGCAGATCATTCCAGTGGGTAGACCCACAAAAAGAAATGAATGCATCAATAAGCGGTATGCAAGCCGGCCTTGTAACATATCAAGATGTTCAATCTAATTACGGGCGTGATGTTGAAGAGCTATACGAACAGCACGAAAGAGAACAAAAACTTGCTGAGCAGTACGGGATTAAAACAGCATTCCAGCCATTTGGAATAAAAATGCCAATTGAACCCGAAATTAAAGGAGGGTCAAATAATGACGATACCGACTAAAGGAATGAAAGAAGACGCTCAAAGAGCATTAGATTGGCGTAAAGAATTTGGCAGAGGCGGAACACGAGTGGGCCTTGCAAGGGCAAACCAAATTGTTAATGGTGACAACCTATCAGATAGTACAATCAAAAGAATGTACAGCTTTTTTAGCAGGCATGAAGTAGATAAAAAAGCACAAGGTTTTCGACCAGGTGAAAAAGGATTCCCAAGTAATGGCAGAATTGCATGGGGTCTTTGGGGAGGAGATGCAGGTTTCAGCTGGTCAAAAAAATTAGTTAACCAAATGAAAAATGAAAAAGAAAGGGCTTTAACAGGTAAAGCTCTGACAATGATTAAAAATAAAGTTAAAGAACACAACGATAAAGTTGGGGACACTAAATCAAAAAGAACAAGTGTAGCAACGTTATCAAAAGTTTATGAAAGAGGGATTGGTGCATATAAAAGCAATCCAGCTTCAGTAAGACCATCGGTGAGTAGTCCTGAACAATGGGCAGCGGCTCGGGTTAACTCTTATTTATTTGTCTTAAGAAATGGCAAATTTAAAGGAGGTAAGCATGATACAGACTTATTACCTAGTGGGCATCCTTTATCAACAAAAAATAAAGAGGAGAAATCTATGAATAAAGAAGATAGACATATCCTTAATGTTACTGAGACTGACAACACTGTAGTTGTTGAATTTCAGAAGCATGAGGATGTTGAACATGAAGATGATGCTATTGAATTAGAAGCATCTTCAAATCAAGACAAAGATAACCGCGATATTGATTTTTCTATAAATTATAGAACAATTGATTTATCAAAAGCATCTTATATTGATGAAGAAAAAAGACTTGTTCGAATTGGCGTAAGCTCTGAAGAACCGGTTGAACGCTCATTTGGCTTAGAAGTTTTAAGCCACGAGCAAAAAGATATAGATATGCAATTTATATCTTCAGGTAGGGCTCCGTTTTTGTTGGATCATGATATGACTAAACAGATTGGAGTTATAGAAGAATTTAAACTTGATGAGACTGCTAAAAAGACAATAGCAGTAGTAAGATTGGGAAGATCAGCTCTTGCTCAAGAAGTTTTTCAGGATATTCAAGACGGTATTCGAATGAATATAAGTGTTGGGTATAGAGTAAATAAATTAGAACGAGATAACAACGGCGATGAAGACTACTACCGCGCAGCCTGGACTCCAATGGAGGTATCCAGTGTTTCTGTGCCGGCAGACCAGTCGCGACTTGTTGGTGTTGGTCGTTCTGCTAACTTAAAAAAAGGTATTATTATGACAGAAGAAAAAAAACAAGATATTAATCTTGACGAAGTCAGAAGCCAGACTCTTGAGGAAGCTAAAGCTGAATTCAAAAGAAATTCGAAAGAAATCATTGATTTAGCTGTTAAGCATAACAAAAGAGATTTAGCTGATGACGCTATTAGAAACGGTGTTTCAGTAGAAGAATTTAGAGGCGCATTGTTAAATGAAATTTGCAATGACAAACCTTTAGATACTGCTGAAATCGGTATGAGCAAAGAAGAAGTAAGAGAATTCTCTTTAGTTAGAGCAATTAATGCACTAGCAAATCCTTCAGATAGAAAAGCTCAAGAAGCTGCTAAATTTGAATTTGAATGTTCAGATGAAGCTGCTAGACAGTATGGTAAAACAGCTCAGGGCATTATGCTTCCTGCAGAAGTTTTAGGAGCATGGGGTAAAAGAGACTTAAACACATCCGATGATTCAACTCTTATATCTGAAGATTATAGAGCTGGTGATTTTATTGATGTATTAAGAAACTCTTCAAGCGTTATGCAAGCCGGAGCGACCACCTTACGCGGATTGCAAGGAAATGTTGTAATACCAAAGAAAACAGGTGCTTCATCTGCTGCTTGGATTGCAACTGAAGGTGCTGCTGCTGCTGAAAGTGAATTTACTACAGGTTCAGTAACAATGTCTCCAAAAGTAATTGGCGCGTTTACAGATGCTTCAAGATTAATGCTTCAGCAGTCTTCTTTAGATGTTGAAAACTTAATAAGAAATGATTTAAGCGCTTCTATTGCTACTGCAATTGACTTAGGTGCTTTAGCTGGTTCAGGTTCAAGTGGCCAGCCTACTGGTATTGCTAATACTTCAGGTATTAACACTACAACATTTGCTGCTGCTGTGCCTACATTTGCAGAGCTAGTTGCAATGGAATCTGCTGTATCAAATGACAACGCTTTAACAGGGTCATTAAGATATATAGCTAGACCTGCAGATTGGGGCAACCTAAAAACTGTTGATAAAGCAAGTGGATTTGGTCAAATGATAGTCGGTCCAGATGGAAACATTAATGGATATGATGTTGTTAGATCAAACCAAGTTACTTCAGGTGATTACTACTTTGGTAACTTTGCAGACTTATTAATTGGTCTTTATGGCGGTCTTGATATAACAGTTGATCCGTATGCTCTTAGCACATCAGGTGGGGTACGAATTGTTGCTCTACAAACTTTAGATGTAGCTGTTAGACATGCAGTATCTTTCTGTAAATCAAGCGACTAATTAGTCGATGCTTAAATGGAATGGGGGCAGCAATGCCCCTATCTTAAATATGAAAAAATTTTTAATAACTAGTGATACAATAGCCTTAGGCAAAAAAGTATGCGCAGGAGACGTTATAGAGCTCCCAGAGCACGTTGGTATTGAGCTATGCTCATACAATAAAGCTGAAGTTTATGTTGAAAAACCTAAAGTAAAAAAAGAAAATAGAAGCGTAGGTTTAAAAACTTCAAAAACAAAAACTTTAAAAACAAAATCTAAAGACTAATTATGTCAATGGAATTTGATAGAGATTTTGATGGTTACTTTGATGCTGATTTTGGGCATGGTATAAAAGTAACATATACTCCAACGGGAGGGTCATCATCTTCTATTAATGCAATTTTAAATCAAGAGTACGTAGATATTGATACGGCTGGATTACCTGTGCAAGGATTTACTCCGGTTGCCCAAGTTAAAACAACAGACGTGCCAAACATTGCTTTCGGAGATTTATTAGCAGCACCTGCTATAAATAATTTAGATGGCACTCAAATAAAATCAGCAACAAATTATAAAATTATAAATTTTGAAAATGATAACCTCGGAGTTACTTCATTGATACTTGAGGTTCAATAATGGCTAATCATGTAAGACAACAGATTAGGGAATACTTTGGAACCGCATTAACAGGGCTTGCAACAACCGGCACTAATGTTTATGAGTCTAGGGTATATACATTGCAAGATAATACTTTGCCATCATTAGTTATCTACACAAAATCTGAAACATCTGAGCCTATTGTTATAGGTATTGATCGAGTGATGAGCCGGGAATTATCTGTTGTAGTTGAAGTATATTGTAAAGCTATTTCAAATTTTGATGATACTGTTGACACAATAAGTAAAGAAGTAGAAGAGGCTATAATGGCAGATAGGACGCTAAATGGGTTAGCTAAAGATACTTATATAGAGTCTACGGAAATAGAATATGCAGGAGACGGGGAGCAGCCAGTAGGTTATGCAACCTTAACTTTTTTAACAAACTACTATATTCAGGAAACCAATCCTGATGTAGCGGTATAATAGGAGATAATTATGAAACTAATTAGTCCAAATGGTAAAATTTCAATTGAAGTTCCACAGTCAAATGTGAAAACTATGTTGGAAATGGGTTGGAAAAAAGAAGCAATCCAGTCGCAAGACAAAATTAAATCTTCTTCTAACAAAAAGCCGAAAGGCGAGGTGAAATAGAATGTCAACATTTAAAGGAAATGATGGTGTTATTAAACTAGGTGGATCTGGTGGAACTAACATTATTGGTGAAGTTAGGTCATATTCTTTAGAGCATACAGCAGACACCATAGAAGATACTGCAATGGGTGATGCTAATAGAACTTACAAAGATTCATTAAAGTCTTTCTCAGGTTCTGTAGACGTGTTCTGGGATGATTCTGATACTAATGGACAAGGTGCTTTTATTGTAGGAAATACTGTAGAACTAAATTTATACCCAGCAGGTGCTGGTGATACTTATTACAGTGGTTCAGCTATTGTTACTGGTGTTTCAAGAAGTGCATCATACGATGGTTTGGTTGAGGCTTCATTGTCTGTTCAAGGCTCTGGCGCGTTAGCAACTACAACAGCATAAAACAATGTCAGTAATAGATAACGCTAAAAAGCACTTTGATAGCTTAGAGACAAAAATTATAGAAGTCCCTGAATGGGGTGAGGATGAAAATATACCGCTTAAGATTTATTGCAAGCCAATAACTCTTTCAGAGA